TCAAACTCCCAGTCGACCGTGCCCATGCCGTCGATCTTCAGCATGGAGGCCAGGGCCGGCGAGAGGTCTATGCCCGCGTTATTGGTCGACCGGCCGGTCATGTCAATCCCGGTCTCCGCCTGCGGGCGCGTGCCCTTGTCCCAATAGGGGTCGTCGATGTTCCACGGGCCGACGTCCCATATCTCAGCGGTGGCATAGCTGCCCGTCTCCCGGTTGTAGACGATCACCCTGGGCCGCCCACCCTCGAACCGGTCGGGCAATGCCACATAGAGGTCCTCGTCGTTCAGGACCTTGCTCTCGTCGTACGCTGAGACGTTGTAGTCGCCCTCGCCCCCGAACACGCTGGCCGTGATCTTGGTCTGGCACTCCGGGATCTGGTCCTGCGAGCTGAAGTGGCGGCCGGACAGGGCCACGGCGATCGCCCGGCAGATAACCTCGAAGTTCTCCTTGTACAGCTCCACGTCGGCCGTGCTGTCCACGAAGCAGACCTCGATCAGGACGGCCGGCTCTTCCGTGTTGTTCAGGAAGTACAGGTCGGTTCGCTTCTTGGCGCCCCGGTTGACCAGCCCGGAGAACTTGGCAATTGCGTTTGATAGATCGGACGCGAGCTCCGCATGGGTCAGGTACAGGACCTCGCAGCCCATTGGCGCGTCGGTCTCCGTATAGGCGTTGAAGTGGACGGACGCGTCGAGCTCGCGGTCCTGGGTGTTGTGGAAGTCCACGATCGCCTCGAGGTTCTCGCCCTGGGTGGTGCTGGTGTCGTCGTGGAACGGCCGCGCGTCCACGCCCAGCCTGCCCAGGCAGCGGACGACTTCGTCCACGACCCTCCTGGCCTCGTCCACCTCGTCGATGTAGCAGGAGGCCCCGCGGACCTTCTTGGCGTGCCCGGAGGAGATGACGATCTTCATGGTCGCAACTCCCGCTCCATGGCCCTGGCGACCAGCTCACAGCCGGCGGCGATCGAGTACAGGCCGACGATCTGGAACTGGACGATCGCCCTGGCCCACGCGTCGGTCAGGCTCACTATTTGGGGCCGCTCCGTGGTAGTGACGAGCTTTAGCATGGCCTCTCCTCCTTAGTCGCTCTGCAATCTTCCTGTACGCCGCCAGCATGACCGCTCGCGCCTGCTCACACCCATGACAGCCATTCATTTTCGCATCTCCATCTCGTGCAGCCGCCGCTCGATGCTGTCGCACTCCTCCTCGGTGGTGATGGTCTTGTTGTCCACCAGCGTGATGATGCACCGCACCCTGTCGGTGTAGTGCTTGCCCGGATCATCGGCCGCCCGCGCCTCGATGATCGAGACGATGTAGCGCGGAGCGATCTTTATCTCGTCCCCGCTGAGCAGGGTGATGGCCAGAAGCTCCCACACCGCTCATCCCTTCTTCGAGAACTCTTCCATCGAGAGCGGCGGCCGGCCCTCCAGCGCGCGTATCCGGTTCTCGTGGTCATAGATCAGCGGAGGAGGCGCGGGCTCTGGAGGCACATGGGGATCGGGCTGGCCTCCGGCGGCCAGCCAGTCCTGGTACTCGACCCAGTCGCGGTTGGCCAGGTCGCACGGAATGAACGCCTGATCGGCGGTGCGGAGCACGATCGCGTCGGTCGCGGTCAGTTGATAGTCTGCCATCACATCCTCGCGCTAGCTATCCACGTGCCATTGCCAGACCAGCCGCACCAGTTGACGAGGCCGCTGCTCGTGAAAAAGAACTGATTGACGAAGACCGTACTCAGCACTGGCGTGAAGGCCACACTAGAGCCACCGGAGTTGAAGTACAGCCAGTTTGCGAAGATCACCGTCCCGTTGGTGCGCTTTTGGGCGATGAACGGAATCGTATCGTAGGCGCTGGTCACTCCAGTCAGCCCGCTGATGTACTTGTAGGGCTGAACGCCGCTTTCAAAGTAGCGCTGGCACACCAGCAGTTCGCTCGCGGTGTCAGGCATCACGAACGGCGGCGCAACCGTCCCGACCGTCAGGCTGACGTCGAACAGCTCGAACACGCTGCCGTTCGGCGCATTGGTGGTGCCTCCGGTCGGGCAGAAAAAACTGCCCGCCGTCCACACATTCGGAGCGCCCTGAGAAGTGGTCCCTGCAATAATTGCCCAGTTAACGACGAAGCTCTGCGTATTGTCCGTGACCCACGCCCCGGCTTGATCCAGCGCAATCGTCACCGACCTCACGACGTCAGTGTTGGCCTCGCCCGCCGCGATCGTGAAGAATGTCGTATAGCTGCGAGTGTACGCACCATTCCGCAAGGCGACGGAGTAAGTCCCGGCCGGGCTCTTCCAGCCGAATTGCAGCGTGACCGTCTTCGCAGCGGGAGTGCCGGAGCGCAAGTCGGCCACCCTGATCCCTTCGATGTTTTGCGCTAGGGCCGCATAATCACCGGCCGCGACCGTTCCCGGCCCACTCATCACCGTGACGCGAAGTCGGGTTGACGAACCGCCCGGCGTCGGGCTGGCCACCTGCGCATAATTATAGTTTCCACTCGTGGCACCGGCGATGCTGTAGAAAAACGCGAACTGGTCCACCGGATAATTGCCGCTGACGTTCAGCACCGTCGTGCCCCACTCCTGCGAGATGACCATCGCGCCGTTGATGATGTAGTTCTTCTTCAGCACGCCGATGTTGGCGCGGGCCTGAGACCGCTGCGCGTCGGTGAGCGCCTGCGCCGCATCGTAATGGACCGCCGGCAGCGCATCGGCGTAGGACTTCGGGACGGCGTCATTGGTGGCGACCGGTGGCGATCCAAACAGCTTCAGCTGCGCCGCCATTGGCGTCGAGCCATCGGTGTAGACCGGCGTCCGGGTTGCGGGTGTACCTTGCGTGGTCCACTTCTGGCCATCCCAGACATAGACCGGCACGCCCGCGACCGGCGGCTGCGGCCAGAGCTGGTTGACGATTGGAGCGTTTGGAAAATTGATGCCCATATTTACAGCCTCGCGTCCGCAACCCAATGGAAAAGGGTTCCGGAACCTTGTGCAGAGCCAGCAGGGGAAGTGCCAGATGGTACGAAGCCATCCTGTCCAGAATACCCGCTCGCAGAACCGGACCAACTCAACGCAACAGCCGGGCACCAGAATTGATTATCGGCCGCGTTCGGATTGTAAATCGTTACAGTCGGGGTCGCGCGTTTCAAAGCGCTGAAATGAACACTCGATCCCCACTGGCCGGCTGCTCCGGCGATCACTTGAGAAAAGGCATTTGCCCCAACGGTGCCTGCGTTGACGGCCGGGGCCGTCTCATAGTTGAAACTCTTCTCATAGTAGCGCTGGCAGGTGATCAATTCCTGATTGAATGGCCGCAGGATCGATGGCGCGACCTCCTGCGGCGGCGCGTAGCTGCCCGGCAGCACGAGAACACCCCCAAGCCGGAAGTAGTCCGTGGTCGACGCCACAGCGTTCACTTGTCCCGGTCCCGCGACATAGTTGCCTGCGACCCACGCATTGAGCGATGGCGCGGTGTAGGTCGCGCCTGATGCCATCGCGAACTGGATGTGGAGGCCGTTCGTGTTGTCCTTGGCCCACGTCCCGATGGTGTCGCCGGGGATGGTGACGGTGTTGTACTGCGCGACATCGGCGGCATTCTGCGTGTAGGAGAAGGCATAGGTGCGGTTTATGGCGGCGTTCTTGACGACGCCGGTATAGAGGCCGGTCCTGTGGTGTGCGGTCCAGAACGCGAGCGTGATCGGCTGTGCGAAACCGCCGCCCCAACCCAATCGCTGGACCCGATAGCCCTCGATGGGTTGATAGAACATATAGTAGTCGCCCGCGCCCATTGCTGGCTGGGCGGTGGTGATGTAGGCACAAAAACTGCAGTTCGCCCCGGACATCAGCCCCCCAGCCGTAAAGGCATACCCGGCCGACGTGCCCGCTCTGGCCGCTTGCCAGCCGTCGCACACATAGCCACTGCCAGCGACGCCGATGCCCGGTACGCGCTCCTGCGTCACCTCGAAACCGCCGTTGATCTGCAGCCCGCTGAAGGCCAACAAATTGCCGGGCGCGGCATAGATGTTGGCCCGCGCCTGCGCCTGCTGGGTCGCCGACAGGGTCTGTGGCCCGTCGAACCGCACCGTCTGCGACACGTCCGGCGATGGCGAGGCCACCACCCACTGCGTGCTGTCGCCGTCGTTGTAGCGCACATAGAGAACGCCGGTATCACTCTCCCACCACAGCGTGTTGTCCGGCACGCCGGTCGGCGGCGTGTCCGACACCATCACGGAAGTGCCACCACCACCTGAGCCGGGTGGCCCCGGCACGCCTTGCGGACCTCTGATGTTGCCGACCGGCGAACCCCACGATCCAGCCGTCAGCGTGTAGACATTGCCATTCGTGGTGTCGAGATAATTGTCGTTGTTGAGTTGGCCAGTGATCGTGCCGGGAGCGCCCGCGCCCTCGTACCACAGACTGCCCCGCACGCCCTGCACGCCCTGCGGCCCGATTAGCGATGTGCCGGCCGGCCACGCGCCGGACACCTTCGGGCCGTAGATGAAGTGGACCGATGTATCGATGTAGAAGTCACCGTCGATGCCCGTGCTGCCGGTGGGCGGACCGCTGCCATAGAGAACGGAGTTGCCACGCGGTCCCTGTGGTCCCTGCGGGCCTATCAAGGATGTGCCGGCTGGCCATATGCCTCCAGCCTTCGGCCCATAGATGTAGTTGTTCGAGGTATTGATGTAGAAGTCACCGTTCACGCCCAGCGTGTTCGACGGAGGACCACTGCCATACCGCACCGTGTTGCCGGGCGGGCCGGGTGGACCCTGGTCGAGCACCTGGATGACCTCGACCTCAAAGTCGGCTACCACCGTAACCGGGTCACCGGCCAGAGAGATGTCGACGTCGGTGTCTTGGATGATCTCGGTGTCGCTCATCTGCTCGGTCCCGGATTATTGGTCAGAGCGCCGGACCAGATGCGCAAGACCTGCGACCCTGGCGTGAACCGGACCAAAGAGTGCTCATAGTCGCCCACCGGCAGATTGGCGAGCTGGTCCTGCAAGATGCGGACAGTGAAGGCGCCGTTCGGAGGATCGACGATCGCCAGACCTCCATTCTCTGTGGTCAGCACCATCTCCTCGTTGACGTCTTGCGCGTGCACGCGAACGCCCATGCGCATGGTGTTGCCGGTCAGATCGATCGGCGCACCAGTGGTGGTCTGATAGGCGAACTGCCGATAGAAGTCAGCGTCGTTCTCGACTGTGATGTTGACGATGGCCATTGTGAGATCACCAGTTGAACGCGTCGTCGATCTGTTGAGGCGTCGTCACCTCGCCGCTCTCGATCTTTGGCTGCAAGTCCATGTAGGTCTCTACGCATCTAGTGAAGTTCGAGGTGATGCCATTGAGGATCGACTGCACATTGCGGATCTCATAGACCTGGCCGTCGCTGCCGATCCACCGCGTTGGTTGGGTCTGCGCTGAGCTAGCGAGGTAGGCGTTCTGCACGCCGTTGGTGTCGGTGCGCACCGGGATGCCATCGACGATGATGCCGCCGCTCTCCCTCTTGATCCGCGCCTCGACGGAGTAGGACTGCAACTGAGCCTTGGTGTATGCGCCCTCTGCCGGTTGGGAGAACGTCTCACCATTGAACGCCGATGGCGGCAGCACATCCTTCATGTACGATTGCCAGAGCGTCGGCTCATCCTCAATGGTCACGGTCCAGTGGGAGGTCTTCCAGTCCAGATAGCCTTGGTCGGTTGCTGGATCGACGTAGGTGTTTTTGGCGCTGGAATAGACCTTGGTTTGATCGGCCCCGACGAACCAATACCATTTGGCTGGATTGATGGGCATTAGAATGGCTCCTGTCAGAGATATTGACCACCCGTACTCGTTACACCGGGAGAGTTGCCGGGAAACAGATTGATACCTTGACCGACCACATCGGCGACACCGTTCAGAGAGCAATTGAATTTTGCCCCGACGACGTTGCCCGGATTGATGAAGATCGGCGGCCCGTTCACTTGGGTGTCGGACATGAGAACGCCGAGCCCAGCTGGTTGAATAAAAGCACTAACGGTGAACGGGCCATTGAACGTGAAGTGAGCGCCCGCATAGATGGTGACCTGACCGGCGAAAAAGGAGTTTATCAAAGCCCCACCTGTGGTGTTAGCGTCCTGAGTGTGCGGCCCATTGATCGTCATATAGCCGCCGAACGCCTCATAGAGGGCCGCCGCCGCATTACCGCCACCGATGGCGTTGCAGATCATGATCCCACCATAGGACGAAGTCAGGCCGGTGGGTGGACCGGTGCCGGTGCCGGTCGAGACGTGGAGGTTTTGAACAAGGATCGTATTGGCTCCCTGGCAAACGAGCGTATCGCTGTTGTTGGCTCCGGTGAGATAGGTCGAGGAGATGCCGGCCCCATTGATGGTCACGACCGGACCGGCATACGTGGGACTGGCAACAGTACCGGGATAAGTCCCCGGCGCGACGTGGATGGTCACACCGTAGGGACCCGGCGAGTACTTCCAGGCCACCACGAACGCGTGCTGGATCGTCTGGAACGGTCCCTGGCTTCCATTGATGGTCGCCTGCGACCCATCATAGTTGTTATCGTTGCCGATGGCCACGTCGACGTAGATATCCATGGGATGAGCGAGCGGTGGGCGAACGCTCGAACCAACACCGGTCAAGATTATCCAACGACTGTTCGTCGCGTCATAGCGATAGAGCCACTGAGAGCCCGCTGGAATGTCGTTCGGAACCGTCACGCTGCCATCGATCCGGACGACCGGCCTGGCACCGAGCGCGTTGATGTTGAGGGCGCACGCGGCAGTGTTGGTGTTCTTGGCCCTGCAACCGACCAGCATCCCATCGTAGTATGCGATCGGCGCCGGCGACAGGTTCATCTGCATGACGTTGGTCGCGCCGGTATCCAGTCCGTACCAGATGGATCCGCTCTGCAGCGATCTGCCCAGCTGGTGAAGATCGGTATTAGCCGGGGCGAAACAATTCGCATCGGTAATCAGGTTGACGATCTCGCGCTGCGGATATTCTATCGAGGCCGCGGGTGGAATGCTCCCAGCCTGCCCGACCGACGGGTCACCGTTGATGTAGGGCGCGTTGGGATCACTGATGCCATAGGGCTGGTTGTACAGCATGATTTAACTTCCTCGCTTTAAGGTGTCCCAGCCATGGGATCGCCCGGTGTGAGACCAGAGTAGTCAAATACGATGATGGTGTGCGCCGGCTTCCAGCGCTGAAGGATGCACTCAAGGTCTGTGGCATGGCCGATCCGCAG